AGCGTAACATCCTCCGAGCGGAAAAGATCATCCGAGAGCGTCATGATCTTCCTCTCCGCTGGTCCATTCGTCCTCCCTCAAATGGTGAGAGGGATGAGATGCGTGCGCACTTTGAGACCCTTCTCGACTCAAAAGGTTACTTGATAAGGGATTTCACAAGAGAGGAACGCCTATGGATCCTTATCGAGTCCACTATAACCAAGCAAGACTTCTTCTACTTCTCCTCTAACTATGGCAAGATAGAGGACTGGCAAGCTAAGATCACTTACTTCCACCCCAACATAGCCCAAAGCATAATCCTGGACATCATGGCCACTCACGAGGAACTTGGATGGGCCTTGATGTTTATGCTTCTCAAGGCTAGACAGCTAGGCATAACTACCCTCTTCCAGATGATCCTGGCTCACAGAATATTCTTCTGGAACAACATAGGAGGCTATACGGGATCAGCCGAGGAGAAAAAGTCCCGTGAGATGGTTGGAAAGCTGGAGTTCATCTGGAACAACCTCCCCTATTGGCTTCGACCTCGACGTACAGCCTATAGGGCAGGTGAGTTGATGGACTTTGGTGATCTCAACTCCTCCATCAATGTCCAATGGGGTAATCAAAAGGGAGGAATAGCTAGAGGCGCAACCCCAACTGTGGCGCATCTTTCGGAGCTATCAACATTTCTAGATCCAGCTCAACTAGTAGATGCCTCGCTCTATCTGGCCATGCACGAGAATCCCTTCTCTCTTCTAGCTCTTGAGTCTACTGCTAATGGTCTCGGTAACTGGTGGCACAAGACTTGGGACCTCATGACCAAGATGGATGCCAAGGGACTGGCCAGATATAAGCCAGTGTTCCTGCCTTGGTATGTTGGAACCGATCTCTATCCTACAGAGTGGGAGTGGAGAAGGCGACCAGCCCCCGAGGGATGGATAGCCCCAGAGTACGTAGAGAAGCACGCGGCGGCTGCTAAAGCCTATGTTAGATCAAATGCTCTCCTTAAGAGATCTCTAGGAGACGAGTGGGAGATGTCTCTTCGCCAAAAGTGGTGGTACTACCTAAAGTATGAAGAGGCGAGAGAGATGAAACAACTCCATATACTTCTAACTGAGCTTCCCGCGTCTGCCGATGAAGCATTCCAGAACACCAACCCCTCTGTGTTCTCGATAGAAACCATGACCTCTGCTAGAACCGAAGCTACTAGTTCGGTGCCTATTGATACCTTCCAGGTAGCTGGAAAGTCTATTCCCTCCATCTACTCCGATCAGAGAGTAATAGGCGATCCAATTCTAGCTAGCGCCCTTTCTATCTCAGGTATAAATCTAGATACCTTTAGGCTTGAACCCGTGGAAAGAGATGGTTGGCCAGATGGTAACCCAGATCTGAAGCTGTACATATGGGAATGGCCTAAAACTGGAGAGACCTATGGTATCTACTGTGATCCATCGGAGGGAGTGGAACAGGACAGTTCAGTGGTAGGAGTAATCAAAAAGGCAACCCCCTACCATCCAGATGAACAAGTAGCTGAGTGGGCAAGTAACAAAGTAGCTCCCCATGATCTATGGGCATACATATACTGTCTAGCCCACCTCTACACAGTTAAAGATTTCCGAGGAGACTGGGTTGAGCCACTGGTTGTCATCGAAACTAACATAGCGGCAGGAGACGCAGCCCAAACTGAAATGATGAAGAGAGGATATGGAAACTTTTACCGAGAGATGGACCTTACCCAGATTGGCGATACTGGACCTCAGTTCAGTAGGAGACCTCGTTCGATCAAGGATAGGATTGGTTGGAGAACAACGCGTGCCAATAGACCTAAACTCATCTCCCTCTTTCGAAAGATGGTTAGAGACGGTACATTCATCGTCAGGTCCCCGTACCTGGTCAGAGAGATGGGCACACTTGAATACAATCTGGATCGTCAACGAATCGAAGCCTCCGAGGGCGAGCATGATGATAGGGTCATGGGAGCGGGAATAATGCTTTGTGCATGGTACGATCCTGAACTTTATGGTACAGTTCCCAGTTCATTTGTGGAACAGAGAGGCTACGAAGATGCACTTGGAAGGCTTCCCATGTACACTGGTAATATCCAGCTAGGTAGGGCGTCACGCTATATTATGCCTGCCATGGATATGGATGATTCAAGATCTATAGTTTATTAAGGAGAGTAAGGATGTCAGAATGGTTTGTAGGAGAGAAGAGGATAACCAAGAAGAGGCTAATCCCTTATATAGAGATCTGGCACTGTCCAGAGTTAGGATGCGAAGGTAAGATGGTATATACGGGACAGGTATGGCCCACTGTAAATCCGGGGTATCATCATAAGTGCGATAAGTGCCAGGTAGTTTACGCTACTCACTCAGGACAATTCCCTAGAATGGTCACAGAACCGGAGGAACAAGATGCCTAACTACGATTGGGAGTGCCAGAAGGGACATAACTTTGAGAAGATAACTCCATATGAAGAGAGTATCACTAATTGTCCTGAGTGTGGCACCTCCTCAGAAAGAGTATGGATCTCCCCTAGATCCCCCCATCGTCAGCTCCAGACACCTATCGTCATGTGGAAATACTCGGATGGTTCGCTTGGAGTGGCAGGAGGGGCGGATAGTAAAACGCCGAGTGATGCCGAGCGTGTTGAGATTAGATCAATTGGCGACTATAGGAAATATAGTAAGCAGCTAAATAACCAACTTAGAGAAAAGGATGAAAGGCGCGAGCAACGTTTCCTGGAAGGCCGAGAGGCCATCGAGCATCATACCCGTTCTAACCTTGCCTATCTGATGGGTCAGGAGAGCGATCCAGTAGCTAGGGATATCTATAGAGCGGCATTGGAGCATAACTCTGGAGGCAGTCGCGCCCCATCCTTTAGAGAGTTCTTCTCAGTGGCGATGGAGATGGATAGGAGTAACTACGAGTGAGTAAGGATATGGCAAATAACAGGATGTACCTCATTTGCGCTGAATGCAAGAAGAATGGTAGAACTAACTACTCTTTCTTTATAGCAAAGTACTATCCCTCAAATGGATGGTATGTTCCAGGGGACGAGAACAGAAATCTCACTAAGGACCTCAATGAGTTTTTAGATACTCATTCTCATCCTGGGTCAGGTAATGGATTAACATGGGAGACTGATGAGGTTCCCTTCTCACTAAATTGGGACATAGATAAAGAAAGGGCGCTAACTATTAGAGAAAGAGTACAGGAAGCCCTAAGCAAATGGACTCTTAGAATATCGAGGTAACAAATGCCAACAACCCAAGGAGGCCAGTCTCCTTCAGTAGTAACTGGAGCAGGAGCAGGATCTAGTAGACCGTCTAGGTATGAAGCTCCCTATCAATGGGATGGCTCTAGGGCGCAAGCTCAGCGTATCCTTGCCTGGATGAACGAGTGTGTTCAAGAGGGAGAGATGTTCCTGAAAGGTCAGTCAGGCTATAGATTCGTTGACACCTCGCATAGGATCATGGCTGATATAGGATTTAGTGAAGTACCAAGGACTCTTTCGAAAGCTTCGAAGAATTTCGTCAAGCGTAACGTGAGAGAACTAGTCGGTACTCTAGCCAATCCCCGTCCTATTGCCTCCTATAAGTCCGATAACGAAGACTGGGAGGCCCAAGCAGATATCCTTAATAAAGCCTATCTTCACTGGTACTTAGCGTCATTTGCCGATAGACGAATTAGAGAGGCCCTTCAGTTTGCGGCAGTCGAGGGCACGGGTTACCTGACCATGGAGTGGGATCCTGGATTTTGGACTCCAGGAGATGGCGAGATAACCATGCAGGCTCTTGGAGTAGACGCGGTTCTTCCTATTCAGATATCTCCAGAGGATTGGGATCTCCAGAAAGCCTACGCGGTCATAATCCGAAGGCAGTATCCAGTCTTTCACGTTATGCGTAGGTTTCCTCTAGCTGCTCACCTCATCACTCCCGATGGAGAAGCAGTTAGCAAATGGAGACGCCTTGTTAATAACATGATGGACAGGGTTACCCCTACTGTTCAAAATACCTATATCTCTAATAGAGGCTATAGGGGGGAGGACCCGGCAGGAAAACATCTCACTACAGTCTACGATATCTACATCCTCGACTCTCAGATTAACATGAGTCAAGCCCCATTAAAGAGGGGAGTAGAAGGATCTCCCTGGGAGTATAATGTTCCCTTCTATGGTCAAGGGATTCCGGTTGGAATGAACTACCCTGGAAGTAACTCTCCTATAACTCGTCCGGCTGACTACCATGACTCAAGAATGTTTCCTTATCGCAGACATATCATAGCTACCAGGAATGCCGTACTCTACGATGACACCTCCAAGTGGTGGCATGGACAGGTACCGCTAGTTAAGTTTAGATTGGATGACTGGCCATTTGAATATTGTGGTATACCTGTTACGAAGGATCCAGCTAAGCCTCAGGCTATGTTTACCTCCCTATGGAGAGCTTATGACTACTCAGCCAATCCTCGTCTCCGTCCACCACTGGGTTACGATAAAGATAGAGTTTCTGCCGAGGCTGCTAGAATAGATCCCCGAACGGGTGGTCAGATGGTTGGTATGCGCAATATGATTGGCGAGGCATTTAAACTACTTGTCGATCCTCGTTACTACCAGATGCAAACTGATATCCTTCCATTCCTGGCCGAGATCGAAGAGGGTGCCACTAAACTAATGGGTCTCCATGACTTAACGGCGATGGCCAAGGCTGCTCAGGTTCCTGGGGCAGACACGATTGAGAAGCTTGCCGAGATGGCTGGCCCAATGGCTACCGACATGTCTCGTAATATGGAGGCATCGATTAGGGACATAGGCAACCTCTGGAGTCCTATGTGTTTTGAGTTCTACTCTGTTAGAAAGAGATTCCAGATCCTTGGTAGTGATGGAGTAACTAGAGAGGACTTTGACTTTGATCCATCTACTCTGGTTCCAAGTAACATGGATCTCCCAGTGGTAGGTAGAGGGGGTACTAGGGCAGAGAGGGCGCGGATTCACATGCGTAATTTCCACTTCTCAATAGTACCTAACTCTATCTATCAGATGACTCAGAGTACTCGCAGGCTACTTTTGCTGCAACTTGGTAGAATGGGAATGCCCATCCCGCCTAGATATCTGATGGAGCAGTTTGATATCCCTAATCCAGATAAGATGATCGATGACTTCTGGAAGTATAAAGCTGAAGAGGCTCAGAAGATGACTGGGATTCAGATCATGGTCCAGGGAATGAACCCAATGATGCAGGCTATGTCGATGATGCAACAGGGAATGAAGGGTGGGAACGCTCAAGGTGAAGGTCGTCCTCCTTCAGGTCAACAGCCACCACATATTGAGCAGAAGGATGGAGGAACCCGGACCACTATCAGCGAGTCATAAAAAAATAGGGGGAAGGATATTCTCCCTCCCCCTTTCAAGTGGTTGCCTACTTCTACTTAACCAACTCTCTGAGTTTTGCCAACTCAGCTTCGATCTTGGATCTCTTCTCGTCAGCCGACAACAGTTGCTCTCTTTGGATCTCCAGAGCCTTGATCTGTCTACGTCTATCGGCTCTCAACTTATCGTTGAGGTCTCTAGTCGTTGCATCTAGGGCTTCTTGAAGATCCTTTGGAACATCGTGGCCATTAGTCTTGATTTGATTGACCACGACCTGGAAGTATGCTTGAGCCATAATCAATTGCTCGATGGTGGCTGCTGAGCCATACTCAACATTCATGATCTTTTGAATGCTGACTCTCTCGTATGCGTTCATGGGCGTTTGCTCTCCTTTCCTAATATTTGGTGGAGATGGTAGAGGATTGTATCTCTTTGCCATATCCTTAATAAGATCATTCATAAATGATATATCATCGGCTCCCCATTGGGGTTGCTTCAAATACTCTGTTCCCATTAGTTATCCTTTCTACTAAAGACCATATCCATCTTTAATAGTGGGGTGTTCATAATCTCATCCAGCAGACTATACTTGTTGACCCTTAGAGTCTGCACGATATTTGGCAGGCTGTTATAGTCAACCTTTCCACCTCGAAGGTTGAAGATCTCCATCTCAACCTGTCCCTTTAGGGAGTTTGGTTCTCCATCCATCTCAAATAGATATATTGTCGGTTCCTTTCCTATCTGGTTGGAATACCTTTTGTATGCAGTGGCAAAACTATTATACGGAGAGTTATCTCCACCATCCGACACAATAGCTATAGCATCTATCTCCTCCCCTCTGGCCCTTAAGTATTCCACTCCGCAACCGATTGCTGTACCTCCTCCAGCCTTTATATTCTTAGTCATTGCGTTTATCTGGAAGTAGGTCTTCCCGGTTACATCGAATGGAGTGGGGACAGTATCGAAGAAGATCAACCAGACCTTCCCACTTACCCTCTCGGTTATCAGCGAGGCGATCTTCTTAGCGAGTTCCACAGATGTAGACATACTACCAGAGGCATCTCCGAGGATAAGCCAATTACCCTCAATTGACCCAAGCTGTTTGGTTGCCTGTGCCTGCAAATTGAGCAGATCACCTGCGAATGCTTCGCTTCTTTCGGCAGCAACTCCAGCCTTGAGAACGTTGAGTCTCTTATCGGTCTTGGCCCTTGCCAAAGCCGCATCATAAGCTGCCTTAAGAATTGGATCATTCTTTACTCCAAGCCGTTCAAACATCTTTGAGTTATTAACTATCTGGTTGCCAGTAGCACCTTCGAGCATAGCTAGAATAACATCTGGGTTCTTTATGTTACTCATAGCTCCCACCACTACCTGAAAAGGTACTCCTTCAGTTAGTATGATTGAGGCTGCTTCTCGTGGAGGAAGCTTACCAAGCATGGCTATCTTCTGGAATATGGATCCCTCTGGATACTTCCCCTTGAATAGAATCTCATCGGCCCTCTTAGTAGGCTTGTGATGGGAGATTCTATAAAGTCTCTTCATAGACTCCCTATGGGTAAGTACGGTTCTATCCCAAAACCCAGGGATCCTCTGTCTTGCCTCCAGATATTGATGGAGTCCATCCTCCAACATTGCTCTAAACCCGCCTGTGATAGGCATTCCACTAGCCGACATTGCCTTAGAGAACTCATAGGCTTTGATAAGGTTTCTAGGATCGAGAAGCATAAGATGAGCTACGGCGTTCTCAGCTAGATCCCTCTGATCTCTTGCAAGGCGTCTTAATGCGATTACTGGGAAGGCTACCCTTGAGTCTCTTACCTTTCCAGTAAGTTGGTTATGGGAGATGAAGTGAGAAAAAAGCTCAGGCTCCTTCTCCGATGCTTGAAGACCCAGAGCAATATATCCCTTGAGGTCTCCATGCTCTATCTTCATCAGTGATGCTATGAGATTTCTCCTCTCATAGATTTGACTCTCGTTTCTTTTCATCCTTACTTTCTCCTATAGACGAGTATTCAAATAGTTGGCAATCAGTTCATAGTTATAGTGGTATAAATCACAAAACTCTTTAGGCATGAGAACTCCCTTGTTCTTATTACAGGGCCTGCATGCCGTTAGATAGTTAGTCTCTTCGTTCAATCCTCCAAGCTCCAATGGAACAAAGTGATCAATTGTCATCAATCTCTCTCCCATTTTAGCTCCACAATAAACACACCTAAAGTTATCCTTAGCCCATACCCTCTGTTGAACCTGTCCAGATATCACCCACCTATTCTTTCTATGAATTACCTTATTGATTCCTCCTACTTCACCAACAAAGATTTCCGGGTCGTCTGTCTGTCTTATGATCCTTCCCCACTCATCTACATCTGGAGTGGCAACTATTATCTGATCTGGATCTATCCCATGTCCTGGAGACATAACTACTAATGTCTCTCCCATTCCTTGAAAAACCATTCCAGCTATGGTTACTACCTCTCCTAGATCCTGAAAAACTGGCTTCCTATCTGGTGCGTTCCTATATGCTACTAAATAAAATCTGTCTGCCATCATCGACTTGCTCTTGCTGCTGGTCAGGCTTCGGCTTGTGGCTCCAAGATCGACTACAAGTCAAGGGAGACGGCCACCAAAGCGGCGGCCAAGATGACAGCGAAAAGACAGGATGGGAAAGTGCTCGAAGCTTATCCATGCCCGTATAAATTTAATTGAAGGCAAAGCGTAGCAGGATATATTTGCGGCGTGTTACCATTACACTATCCCCCTACAAGTTAAACAGGGGGACCAGGATTCGAACCTAGATCTTCAGATTAACAGTCTGAAAGCATGTAATCTTCCTACTGGCCTTCAATATGGACCACCGTATTATTTGCAAACCGCCTGTTACGGCGGGACGGTGGACAAAATCAAATTGCGGATCCGGGTATCGATCCCGGCGAGCTAGGCTTATGAGACCTGGCTAGGCACCTGCCTTCACCCGCAAGAAATAGTTCCAAGTAGAGGATTCGAACCTCTAACTCCCACTCATGAGTAATGGGCGCTTTACCCTGCCTTTAAGCTAACCAGGAATAAATGTGTGATCGCAAAGCTCAGTGGGCATTTCCTCTTTGCTATCCCCCCGCCAGGAAGACTCACATCATGAATCCTCTTGGAGGGGGGAGACGGATTCGAACCGCCGTATGCTATCTCCTAATGATAGTGCATGTAAGCTCTCTGATGGCGATCAACTTCAATCTCTATGTTACTCCCCGACCAGGACTCGAACCTGGGACATCAACGTTAACAGCGTTGCGCTCTACCAACTGAGCTATCGAGGAATGAACGGAAGCAAAGCGAAAAGGGGTTTTTGGTTTGCATAGGTGGAGTTGAACCACCTACCCTCAGTTTTGAAGACTGATGCTCTATCCAAATGAGCTATATGCATGTAGACTCTTTTCTGGCCTCCGATTTCGATTTTTCAAATAACTCTTTATTTTCGGCCCTAAGAACTTGAAGGTAGAGTCTAATCGCTTGCCGTAAATGATAGGAAGCATTAGTCTTACCTGAGGGATCCTTTAATTTTTTGATCACCTCCCAATCGCTCTTATCGGCCATTGCTATGATTCTTCGTAATTCCACGGTCAATAATACATACTCAATGCATACTGTACAACAACAAAATTGTTAATCTTCTCCAACCCTTCCTCTGTTTCATATTGACTCAGGTGTGTAATTCTTATACAACCCCTTTGAGGAAGCTAACTTCCTGACATCCTTACTTCTCTGTTGCCCAGGGGGATACCTCTCCGGTGTCTCCCTTGGTAACTGAAAGGAATTACGAATGCCGGTATTACCACTTATGCCCACAGGGGCAGATCAAATGGCAACCCCAATGCCTGGTGGACCTCCGGGGGGTGGACAAGTTCCCTCTCCTACTGGTCCTGGACCTTCGGGTGACTTGGCCTCCTTGTTAGGTATGGGTGGACTTCCTCCTTCGGGCGGGATCGATCCAATCCAGGGTGCGCTGAGTCAGTTCGACCAACTGGCCCAAATGATAGCTGACATGGCCAGGATGTTTCCTGGATCTGAGCAGATAGCTACCCAAATGATGGAAGCTCTCGACTCGTGGCGACAACAAGTTCTCGTAATGGCTACTCCTCAAGCTAGTGCAATGCCTGGGGCCGATACCATGATGTAGAACTCCTTAACAACCTTTTGGTTACTAACCTGTAAACCAACCTTGAGATGGAATCGCACGAGGGTAGCTCCCAAGTAACATCAACCTCTCAAGGAGTCCAAAGGAGTCTGAAGGTGGCAAACGAAGCAATTGAAAGAACAGTAGAA